GCCTCAAATATTGACACAACAGCATTTCCCATAGAAGTCACAATTTTAGAGACGGTATTTCCTACACTTGTAACAACATTAGATATTCCGTTGAATATTGAATTAAATAAAGAACCTATCGACTTAATAATAGGTGGTAAAACCTCTCCTAATATTCTGATTGTATTATTTAAACATTCATTCATTGTAATTATTAACGCTATGATTACTGGTGCTGTATCGTTCATAAATTTAGCACAAGCATCTAATATTGTCGGTAATGTTGCTGCCACTACAGCCAAAAGTACACTTATTCCAGTTATTACCACAACAAAAGGCACTAATCCCGCTGTCATTGCTGGTCCTAACAAAGCAACAGCTCCCATCAAAGCTACGACACTTATTAGAATAGTCGCCATTAAACCTATTACATCATTTAGTGTTATTCCACTTTTTGAGAATGTATCAATCAAATTTGTAACAGTTACTAATACTAACGCTAGACCTCCAAATATTACGATTGCTCCTGCTATCGATTGCCATGATGATGTCAGTAATTGCATTGCTCCAGCAAGCAATATAAAAGTTACTACTAATTCTCCCAATACGATTCCTAGTAAACCAGCAGTTTCTCCTAAAGTCATCCCGCTTTGTGAAAATGTATCTATTAGTCCTGTTATAGAAGTAATTACAAGTGCTAAACCTCCCAACACTGCAATGATTTCAGTTGCTTTCCCTAATGAATTAAGGAATCCAGTAAAGTCTGCACTAATTCCTACAGTAGTTTTTCCTAGATTTTTTATTAGACTTATTATACCTTTTAAAATAAAAAGTCCCGCAAGGGCACCAACAATAGCCATTATTCCACCTTTAACTGGGCCATATTTTTCTATAATCTTATTAAAAAAATCAATTACAGGTTGACAAAATTCCTTGAATTTTACTAGCCATTCTGGAATTTCAACATTTTCAAAGTCAAGCGTTGGCATTGCTATTCCTCCGCTAGCGCCTGTATCCGATGTGTCTTGTAATACTGTCTGCTCGTCGAAGCCTGTTGATTGTAAATCTTTTTTCATTTTAGATGTACTTTTTTGCGCATCCATAAAATTTTTGGCACTACTTTTACTAAATAACGATACATTAAACCAAGCTTTCGCTAAATAATTGATGTATCCTAATAATTTCTCGACTAGTCCTAATACCCATTGAAGAACAGGTGCAAGAGTTTGAGCTAATATATATCTAATATATTCTAAATTACTTGCATATTTTTTATCGTATTGCGCTAATGTACTAGAGGCTCTTTGAAGAGCACCGTAAGCACTTCTGATACTAAATATTCCTAACACCATTCGTCCTATTTTTCTTAATGAGCTATCTAACGTTTTGCCAAACTTATTAGATGATCCAGTTGTTTCTTCTATATTCTCACTTAATTGCTTACTTTCGTTTATATTTTTCTTTAAATTTATTTCATCTATTTTATTTTTTAGTTTCGTTACTTTATTGAGTGATTTATCATATTCCGTATTAGTTTTTTGGACCTGCTTTTGCATTCTTTCATAATAATTTATCAAGTTTAATGCTTCTTGTCTAATACTTTCCATTTGACTTACTTGCTGTTCCAGATTTTTATATACTTGAGTTCCACTCTCAGTTAAATGTTCTCCTTCTTGAAGTCTAGATACTATCGAATCGTACTGTTGTTTCTTTTGTTTCAATTCTTCATATAAATTCGTTAATTCAGTAACCTTTTGAGCTGTATTTGTTAATTCTTGTTCTGCTTCATTTTTTGCTGTTAATTTTATTTCAACTTCTTTTCCTGCTAAATCTAACTGTTTTTCTAAATCTTCAAGTTGATTGTCTATTTTCATTCCTTTTAGCTTATCTTCTAACTCTGATACATCCGCATCTACTTCGCTATTATCTAATTTTGTTTTTATTTTAAGATATCCATCTACCATATTATCACTCTCCTTTCAATTGTTTCTCGAAGAGTTCGTCTAATCTTCTTTGTTCGTCAGTTCTATTATCTATAACTTTTTTTAGAGCAACTTGTTCTTTTGCTCTTTCTATTTTTTCTCTTGTTGCAATGTCTTTAATTTGAGATGTATCATAAGTTCTTAGAGTTCGAACTCTGCTTAATACACAACAACTACCAAATTCACTATTTGATAAATTGCATACATCATTGTAGAAGTCCCACCAATGTAAATATTTCATTTGATAAGGATTATATCCATAATCATACTTAAAACTACTTTCTATGAGTTTTTTGTCTTTGACAAAATCCATATCAGGTTCCTCTTCGTAGTCTGTTTGTTCAATTCCACAATTAAGATATTTGTAAGCTAATTTTAATAGTTGTTCATAATTATCAGTATCGTTTAATCCAATCTCTCCAAACAGTAAATAAATAATTGCAAGAGATTTTTCGTAACTATTTATATTGTCCCTTAACGATATTTCGTTACATTCTATTGCTACTCTAAAATCTGTGTTTATCTTATATTTCTTATTTTTTACCTTAACAAACTCTGGATTATTCAATTACATTATCCTCTTTTTTTGAACTGTATTTTTTCTTTATCTTCTCAACAATATCTTCTTTGTGTAACTCTAATTTAGGAACAATAGGCTCTAAATATTCCAGAATGTCATCAAACATCTCATAATAAGGTTTTCTCCCATTTAAAAGTTTGCGTGTTCCACCTTCTCCTAAAAATAAGTCAAGAGCTTTTTCTTCTTGAGAATAAAATTCTCGTAATGCTCTTAACTTTTCTTCTTCTCTAGAGCTCATTAATTTCTTACCTTTTTTCTCCGGCTTTTTATCCGCTAAAACAAAATCTGCTTTTAATTTTTCTGTATTCTTTTTATGTTGATATTCTGCTTCTTGTGCTTTGAAAGGAAGTTCTAAATCTTCCAAGTCAAATTCAAGAATATTGCCTGTATCATTTCCGTCTTGATCTTGTATTCCTACTCTAAAAATATTGTCTTTTTTTAATCTAATATTTTCCATATTTCCTCCATAATAAAAAAGACTGATTTTCTCAATATTGAAAAAAACAGTCTTAGTGTGATATAATATATCTATCAAAAATAAATTTTATCACTTAGGTAATGTGTTCATAGTTACATTATCTTTTTTTATACAATAAAAACACCTACATTTAAGTAAGTGTTTTTGTTTCTTATTTTAGTCCTATTTGACTTTTTCCGCTAACTTTACCATTCATAAATGATACGGTTGCATTACTTATTCCATTCGAAGCACTCCAACTATATACTTGCATTGTTTGTGAACCGTATGAACTTTCTGTTGATAGTATACCTTCTTCTCCCATAATATCGACTACTTCTTGATATGTCATTCCTGTTGAGATTTTATTAAACTTTTCCAATGTTGCTTTTTCATCCTGAATATTTTCTTCTATTGTAATATTAGAAAGTTCGTTTAGTGCTCCGCTTACCTCTTTTGCAACATTTTTTATACCTTGATGCATACTGTAAGCCATAATTACAGCAATTATTGATAATATTAATCCTGCAACTGCTAATCCTTTACTAGCTTTCTTACATAATGAAACAACCGAAAATACTATTGCTAGTATCCCCAAAATAAACGAAAAATAACTAATAACCGGAATAAATGAAAAACAAATTGCAATGATTCCTAATACTAAACTCGCTGTTCCAAATCCACTTTTTCTTGTTTTTTCCATAAATACACCTCCTTTTTTTATTTAAGGACAGTATATTACACAAATCGACAAAAATCAATATGTTAGAAGGTACTTTTCATCGACAAAATTCGACAAAACTTTACATTGTCTATGCTGTTGCCTCTGTAAATGTTGGCGCTCCACTTGTAAATGTAACTGTTCCAAATGTTGGATCCCCTTGTATTTGAATTTTGTATTTTATTTTTAATGCAGTTCCACCTTCTAGTGTATCTGTGTCAGGAACTATTAAACATTTAAACAGTCTTGCATCATATTTTGGTGCAGATTCTGCATCAGTTACTCTATACTTAAATACTTCTAATAATTCTGTTTCTAAGTCTGTTCCTTTTTTCATTTTGAACATTAAATCATCAATATATGTAAATACTGGATCTCCTTTAAGAGCTATTTGTTCTATATCAGAACCTAGAGCATAACCATCAACAGAATGTCTTTCGTTGTCCTCAATTATCCAATGTTCGTCTGTTGTTTTAGCCCCATAACTGTTCTCTTTGGAAGCAATACCTTTTCCAAGAATTGACCAAGTCTTGCTTGTTCCAGTTGGTGTTGTGTTTAAAAAATTGACTTTAGCCATATTATTTAATCTCTCTAATTTTACTTCTGTATCAGCCATTGTTTTTTCCTCACTTTCTAAATTTAATAAACTAATTTTGTTTGGAGTTTCATTTGCGACTGTTTTTTTCTTAGTTGCCATATTTAATCCTCCTTGTAATATTTTAAATAGCATTGGATTCGGTAAATAGCCTCGTTTGCATTTGTAGCAAATATATAACCATTTGTCGTCGCTCCAATTTCATATATTCCTTCTATTTCAGGATACATTTTATTATTATTATTTTTTTCTAACCAATTTTTAAAGTTCTCGAAGAACTTTGAATTATCTATATTGTTTTGGATATCTTCGTTCCAATGAAGTTTACTATCAAAAGTAAATAGAAACTGATAATCAGCACCTATCATATATCTTTGAATTACTGGATCGTATCCAGCATTCTCATTTATTGAATAAGTCTCCACATTATCAGTTAAGTATTCTACATTTAATTCAGCATATTCTTTTAAGTAAGGACATTTACTAATATAATCTCTTACTATATCAATCATTGCTTTACTCATTTATTTATCTCCTTTTGACCTGCATTTAGTATGTCTTCAAAATGGTCCGACAACATACGTTCTACGAAGTGGTCTCCTCTTAATGCTCCCCCATGGTAATTAAGTTTTTGTCCACTCGGAACTTTCTTAATTCCAGGTCTACTCCAATATCTCCCACTCACTGGGTCGTGGAAAGCTCCTATTTTATATTTAGGGTCAACATATTTCTCGCCTTCGTGTTGATAATGTGCATAAGGTGTATTTATATTGATTTCTCCACTTCCTACTTTTGTTGAATTGTACATACTTGTTATCATCTGATTGCTGTCCGCTGGCATATATTTATCTAAATATCCCATAAAAGCACTGTCGATAACTCGTTGTGTTCTTCCATTTTCAAGCCCATATTTATCAATAATTTGTTTCTTTTGAATACCACTAAAAGCCGTTATATAATCTAGCTTCATATTAAGCTCCTGTTATAGCGAAATGCCACATATCTTCTGAACCATAATCTTTAATAGCAACATTGGTAATTTTTATTACTTCTCGATAATTTTCTAATAATTTTGTTATTGTAGTAAAATCTGCTACCTTGCCTTTTATTAGATAATCATCGTTTTGTAACGTCCACGTTTTTTGCTCTTTTTTGAACTCTTCTGGCTTCTGATATTCTCCATTTCTGTTATCATTCATTAGTATTCTCGCAGACAAACCATCGTTTTTTGTTAGTTGTGTTCCATTTATAGATACTCCATCATTTGAACACCAAAATCCTTTTACATAGCTTACTTTATATGTCTTTTTATGATTTGCATCCATGTATTGATTTATTACTGTTATATCTTTATCAAACATATCTTCCATATCAAACACCTCTATATAGCAAGCCTGTATGTAATAGATATAGTTTAATTTCTTCTAGTATCTTATTTTTTTGGTTAGAAATTTCTTTTTCCAGATCAGTTAAGTTAGTCGTATTAGCAAATGTTCTTGATAAATCGCCTACACTTTCACTAGAAACAACTTTATCTTTAGCATTGCTACTTACTAACTTATCTTTTCTTGTTTCTAATTGTTCGATTTTTAACAATATATCAGCAACAGAGCAAGTGGCCATTTGTACTTCTTCTTTGTATTTTGTTATATCTCTATTAAAGATGTTTTTACGTACTTCTGCACTTGCTCTTATTACCATTTTATCAAAATCGGATTCGGGCATGTTGCCCATATATGTATCTTTATAAAAATCATAATCGGTATAATTTGTCATGCCCTTTTACCTCTCTTATTTTTTAAACTTAGCTAAAACAACTTTAGCACCATTTGTTAATGCTACACCGTAATATCTTGCAGCAGTAATGTCGTGGATTTGTTTTTTAGGGAACCATTCGTGATCTAAAGATGTATCCTTCTTTAAGAAAATTGTTATAGCTGGTAATTCATCTTCTGTATATTCAGTTTCTTCACTATCAGCTTCCATTTTGATTACTGGGCATACATAGAATTGTGATGCTGCGGCTAATGCCTTTACTTTGTCTCCTGCCTTTAATTCAACAGTTGGATCAACTTTATCTTGATATTCTGCTAAATTATCAGCTGATATTGTTACAGTTCCATTTTCATCTTTTGCGTAAGTTACTAATTTTACTTTCTTAGATTTCTTTACTTGGCAACCTGCAACTTTACCGATAGCGCCTTTTACCATTACACCTGGTTCGTATTTATCAGCAGATATAAAGTTGCTATCTTTTAGTAATGTTCCTTCTTGTGCTGGATGTATAAACAATACTTTCTCAATTCCATCTTCTTCATCTTCAAACTTTGTTGAAGCATCTACTAATCCTGCATAACTTATTTGGGCTGTTCCATCTCCCGATGACATTTTTGCTTTATAAGCTTCAGCTAGAACATCATTGTCAACTTTTCCTGCTATTGATTTAGCTAATTGACTTTCAGCTTGTCCTACTGGATTTCCTAATCCAGAGTTGATTGCTTCTTGTGTTATTGATACAGATTTCATTGCTTTTTTTATTGTAAATGTTGATTTGCTTGATGTCATTTTTGTTGTATCAACTTCTACTCCTTCTGCTATATCTTCTGCGTCTCCTATGTAATTCCAGCTTGGTACTGTTTTAGTATCTCCTGGTACACCTTGTAAAGTTGTATCTACTTTTGCATAAGGTGTTAATTTTAGTTGTGCCTCTATTTTGGCATCTAACATATCCCCCATTACCTCTGGGTTAATCATGTCGTTCATTTTTGTTACTTCACTTGCCATATTAAATTACCTCTTTCTTTCTTAATTTTTTAATTGATCATACAATTCTTTGTTTTCGTTGTATAACTTTAATCTGTCTTGATATCCCATTTTGTTGAATACCTCTTTAGTTATTTGCGTACTTCCAGGTTGTTTAATGTCTCCTGTAAATGTTGGTAAAGTTTTATCATTGTCAAATAAATAATCGTGGCTTTCTTTGATAGAGTTTATTTGGTCCTCTAATCCTTCCACAATTTCAAATTTGTCATTATATTTAACCTTTTCCATATCTAGCATTTTACTTAAAATACTAGTATCTTTTGCTTTATACTTAGATAAAGCTTTGTCTAAAGCATTTTTCTTTTTGAAAACTTCAATTTCTTTAGAACCTTCTGTCTTGCCTCTTTCATACTCAGCATTCTTAATAGCTTCGACGTCCACTTTTTCAAGCTCTGCTATTTTGTTGTTCTTTTCTGAAATGGTAGTGTCTTTAACATTTATTTGTTCTGTTAAGTCATCTACTCTTGCCTTTAAAGATGTTACATCTTTCCCTGCTTCTGCCATTATTTTTTCAATGGCATCTGTTTCAAGTCCTAAATCCTCTAAAAATTTTCTTTTCATATTATTCCTTTCTCCTACTACGAACTTTTACGTGTTTTTCATCACGGTGTAGTTATGCACTTGTTCACGACCTGCATACAGTCGATTTTGGATATAAATAATAGACCTTCAAATATGAAAGTCTACTAATTATTTTATTTATAGTTTATCGTCATTTCGGACAATGAATATTTTACAATTTTTTGAATAAACTATTGATTATTAGCCTAATTTATAGTATAATTAAGCTAATAATATTATTAAAAGAAGTCAGTTGAGAACCTCTAGGTTCGCAGTTGACTTCTTTCTATTTTCTCTTAAATATCTTTAAAAACTCTTTATCTTTAAGCAAAATTATTCTATCTAGCCACAAAAAATGTTTTGAATTATAAATATTCTCTATTTGTCTAATAGCTTCATCTATGCTCATTTCTGATTTTGTTATATCTATGACAAAGTTATCAGCTTGTTTTTGTTTTCCTTTTAGGTTTCCTTGTATTACATATTTTCCATTGCCACTAATTTGTTTTAGATCATATCTTCTATTTTTTACTATGTAATCAGGTGTTTTTATGTTTTTAGGCTCATTCACTCTTGGTATTATTTTTATTTTCCCACCATATAGCTCTCCTAACATATTAGCTACTTCTTTTTCTCTTTCGGTTGGCTTTAATATTACATATTTATTATCTACATTATACCTGGTTCCATCTTCATCAATATAATATTGCTGTTCTGTTAATTTATATTTTTGTTTACCTTTACTTAAAGTTTCTTCGGTTATATCTACATATTTGTTATCTTTATTTTTTATTTTTACATCTTTATATCCTTTTATATGTTCTCTTGTATAATCTCTCTTTAATTTGTTTTCTTCTGTAAATGTATTTAATTTATCTTGCCATTCTTTAGTTTTTATACTTGACTTTTTATAGCCTTCTTCGTCTTGTACTTTGTTTGCAATCACTTGTTGTCTTTTCCACTTACGAATGCCGTTTTCCAAATATCTTTGTTTCTGTGATTTTTCATATTCTTCCTTGTTTTCATCGTAAGTAAATCCTAAATCTTCTTTTTTAGTTGAACCATACCACACTGTAAATAAATGTTTGCAGTTGATACCTACTATACCTTGAACATCTCCATAATTACAATGTTTCATGAAATCAGGAAGTTTCTTTTCTTCTTCTGTGGCCTTTCCATCATAATCCCAGCAGAAGAATTGAAGTTCTTGCCACCATGCATGATTTGTATAATCTTCTCCGCCATCTCCAGTTCTAGCTCCAAAGTGATTAGTAACTCTTACAATGTGATTGCCACTTTCCTTTATTACTTCTTCGTTTACTTTACCGGCCAAACCTCTCGTTGCAACTAACAAATCTCTTCTTACTGTTCCTACAACGTCATAATTCTTTATTTTGCCATTTTTATCTTGATAGGTAAGTATAGATATTCCTTTATCTCCTAGCTTGTCTAAGCTCTCTAATATTGCCTCTTGGTAACTACATACTCCAGCATTTGTTTTTATATATGTTTCTGTTATTATGTCCGTGTACGTTTTTCTTACTTGTTCTTGTATAGTTTTGTTTAGATTTAAGAATGATTTTTCTATTTCATCATAACTATATTGTATTATATTTTGTATATTTACACTATTTATTATTGCTTCTGGATTCAATAAAGCATTTTTTTGTGTCGCTATATTTAATTGGTCAATTGGTACTGAATTTACACCAATATCTTGCATAGCTTTTAATAACTCTTGTTTTGTTTTTCCTGTATATTCTTCTAATAGCTTTAATGTTTCATTGTTTAGGCCTCCAAGTTCTTTTAGTTTTTCAAAATACCAATAATCACTGTTAATAAATTCTTCATTTATATTAAAATGCTCTGCAATTTTCTCTATTAGTTCTAGTTCTATTTTAGAATATATACTTATAATAGGCTTTATTACACTTTGTATTTTATTTTCTATCATAAACTATTCCTCTTGCACATCGTTAGGTATTTGTTCTTTGCTTCGTTCTCGCATTTTATTTACGTATTCTATTGCTTCTTCTTCTGAATAATCTCTCGTTTGTACAAAGTATTCTATGTCATCTATTAAACCTGCATTTCTTTCTATTAAACTTTGTGATTGTTTCTTTTCACTATCAACTAGAATACTATCGTCCCAATCAAAATTTGTAGTTGCCCCTACTTTGTGTTTTATTCCATACAAGCTCATTAAAATATCTATGCTATAAATCAAATCTTCTAATGCTGTTTGCAATGCTCCTTGAATATCTGATACAGTTACATAGTAATCTTGTTTACTTGATTTGATTTCTGTTGCTGTTTTTTCAATATTTTCTATCTTTGAAATAGTACCAAATGCTAGCCCACATTGACTCTCACATTGCCTCAATAGTTCATTTAGGCCATTAAACAACGATGTATCTCTTATAGTTGGGCTAAATACATTCCATTTATCTGTTTTATCGTCTATATCAAGTTTTCTGTATAATCTCTCTTTTCCTTTGGGATATATAGAATTTCCATCTTTATCTCTTTTTAACATTAATTCGTCTACATCAATAGCAAGTTCAGAGCCTTCATATTCCCACAAAGTTCTACTAAATTGCTTGTCTATTTCTTCTAATGTATCAATAGCATTTGCAAATATTGCAACCCCTACAGGACTAGTATTGTCAATGGGATTTGCAATCGGTATCTTAAAATAACCGCCTAATAATCTATTAACATCGTTTATCTGTATCTCTTCTTGAATATTTGTCCATTCTGGCACTTGTGAAAGCATAATCTGAGTACCTAATATGTTAGAATTATGTACTGTAGTTTTATATGCTTTGTTCTTGACTACAAGTGTTGTATCACTTAATTCCTGATATTCAAGTCTAGTATAAACATCTTTTCCTCTAGTAATTTGGTCAATAAAAATAGCGCCTAGCAATTCGCCAGTGCTATCAAATTTAGTAGGTATAAATTTATCTGCTTGAATACAACTAATCTTAATTTTTCCATTACTATAAAACGGTTTAAAAAACATTCCACCTTTTCCAAGAGCGTATTCTGTATTAGTTCTTATATTTTTAATGAATCTCTGATATATCTTATCTATTTCTTTATCATCAACTTTTGTTTTAAGTTCTATTGTTACAGCCTTTGCAACTTTCTCACATATTGTCTTTGCAACATAAAGCGACTTAGCCTCTTCATTTAGCCAAGGTGCTCTACCGTTGTATATGTTTGACCATCTTTCGATAGCAGACAATACTTCATCGCTTGTCGATATATCTATATTAAAATCTTTTGCTATGTCTGTTGTATTAAACATCTTATTTATTGCTCCTTTAATAAAATTTACTATTCTTTCAAACATTGTGCCCTCCTATGCAACTCTGCTATACTGTCTTAAATATTTTTCCCAGCTGTATTCAAATGCATCTAGTGTGTCTATATCAGATGTGCCATCGTCTAGCCTCTCATCTTTTCCTTGCTCTTTTGGCTTATCACTATATACTGCATTTTCAAAAGCTAATTCTAACGTTTTGCAATCGTGTGTCATAAAGAACCTGAAACTTGCCATTAAACTTGTCGTGCATCTAATTCTATCAATTATTTCGTTCTTTATACTGTTCCTAATAGTTATGTGTGGATATTTAATTGACACCATTGTTTTTATTCCATTTATTAGTGTTTGTTCTGCGCTATCTGGATATATTGTACTAACTTGTCCATATTTGTTTTGAACTCTCTCAATAAACAGATCTATAGCTTTATATAACTGTTGAGGTGTCATACCTGTTGCTTCTATTCTTTCAGACATTAATGCTGTAAGCTTTGAATAATTATTCTTTATTCCACTTGCAACAAATGTATGTGCTGAGCCATTTCCACCAAAATCTATTCCAATTTGAATGGTGTCAAAATCGGGACTTTCTGTATAATAAGCTTCTTTGTTATCACTATAAACAGTATAAATAGAGCCTTCTGCTGTTACCCACAATCCAAGAATATTCCTCTTGTAGAATACTCCTACAAACATTCTCTTATATCTTTCTTTGACAGCTTCAGACAATGTTAAATTGTCATCCATAGTAAAATGTAAATATAGGATATTCTTCTCTTTAATCTTATCTATGTACTCCAATTTAAACCAATGGTTTGGATTCTTAGGATTACAATTAAACCAGAATTTTGCACCTTCTACGCTTAATCTTGCTATACCTTGCTCTACAAATGATTGTGGCATTAAAGCTACTTCGTCAAAGAATATTCCAGCTAATGTCATACCTTGAATTAAATCTTGGCTTGCTTCATCTTTTCCTCCAAATAAATAAAAATAGTTAGTCTTACCATTTTTACTAACTATTATTAGATTTTCACTTCTTTTATGTTCATATTTATATTTTAAAGAATGTAGTTGTTTCTTTAATGTGTTTATTACATTTCTATTCAATGAACCGATTGTTTTTCCACATATAGCAAAGTCACATTCGTCATATTTTTCCATAGCCCACATTACAAAACTTGGTGCCATACTAACAGTCTTACCGCTTCTTACTGATCCATCTGCTATTATTCCGTCTTTATCTTTCATTGGAGAATTGTCATTCCACCAAGTAAATACTTTTTGTTGTTTATTAGACATCGGCTTCCATTTGAAATTAGCTTTGTTTCTCTTCTTCACTCCAAATGTCCTCCGTCTTATTATTTAATGCCTCTATAAATGAATTGTCTTCTTCTTCTTCATCCTCTTTAGGGTCTAATATATCATTCAAATCTTTTAGTGCAGATGTGAGTTCTTTTAGTCCTTTTCTATCTATAATGTCTATATATGATTTTATTTCTTCCTCTTCGTTTATTACTTCTTTGCTTGGCTTATTGCATTTATAGTCATATTCTACTGTTTTTGTCTTTTTCTTGTTTCTTGCTATATGCATATTAAGTTCATTATTAGCTTGTACTATTTTACTTAATAAGTCATTTGCTACATCTTTTACTTGTATTATTTCGTTAGCTTCTTTCTCTGATTCTTTTTCAAGTACTTTTTCTATTACTTTGGTACTTTTTTGTTCCTCTTTTAGTACTTTTTTGTTTTTCCACCCTTTTGTCCTATTTTTGGTGCTTCCATTTGATTTTATTCCTTTATCTTTTAAGAAGCTACTTACCGATTTATAATCACCTAATATATAATCTTTTTCTAACTGCTTCCAATCATACTTTGCCACCTCGCTCACCTACTTTGTTTGTCTTTATCTTCGTCTCTCAATAACACTTGTCTATGTTCCCATTTATTTTGAATTTCATATCTTTTCTCTTCCTTTTCACATTGTACATTGTATTTGCATTGTTCACACTTATATTTCATACAGTTTTCATAATTAATTTTCTCTTTCATAACATATACATTTTGTTGTTATAACATTATTGTATGCAAATATTCGTATTTCACACAGATCTTCATTATTGCATCTATTCTTGCAATGTTTGCAGTTTTCTTCTATATACTTTTGGTAACGTTCTTCGTTAGTCATAACAACACCTCTTTCGTTAATTTATAATAATTGGTCTAGGTCGAAGGAGTTGAACCTTCAATCTCAGGTGTCCAAGACCCGCATTTTACCATCAAAACTTGACCTAGATATAAAGCTTAACTAGAATTGCCTTTTATACAACTTATGAAAGGAGATGCCTATTAGCAACATCATATATATTAACTGTATCTAGTATTAGTTAATAGCTAAACTAATCTTATAAATTTCCCGTATTCTTCTGCAACTTGATGTTCTATTCTGCATCCTCTTGCATTTTCCCATCCAGGCATAAATACAACACCATCAACATTTGCTATAAATTCTATTGATTTTGCTAAGTAATGCACTGGTGTAGCTTTACCTTCTGGGAAATCATCAAATACTGTATCTATAACTTCGTGTCCTTCTGCTTTTAATTTTTCTACTAATTCTTCTCTTTCTTTTCTTATCTGTTCATTTGTCTTGCCTCTCATGGGTTGACTTATCATTAATTTCATATCTATTTTTCTCCTTTTTAGCATAAATAATAGAGCCTATCGTTTGATAAGCTCTTGTTTATATAGTCTTTTAGCTTCTATTACTATACCATTCTGGTAGCATTCCATCGTTTTCTTTTCTTATTTTTTGTCTCTTGTCTCTAACAGCCTTTATGGCTGGTAATAACCTTCTTATGTTTTGATTTATCAATACATCAGTTATTCTTACTACTTCCCAGCTTGGTCCTAAATTCAATATTATTACATTGTCTCGAACATCTTCTTTCTCTTTCGTTTTTTCTGTATGAAAAATTGTACCATCTACTTCTAACACTACTTTTTCGTCTGGCAGTATAAAATCGACTCTATAAATTCCCATTTTTACTTGGTGTTTCAATTTTATTTTTCTTCTTATCAATTCCAGTGCCACCATTATTTCTTCTGTACTTTCAAACCATTTATCTCGATAAAGATATTTTTTTATAATTTCTACTGGTCTATCATATTCTTTGATTTTGTTACCCACTTGTTTTTTTATTCTTTTAATAGCATTGTCGAGTTTTCTGTCTTTTGCCTGTGCGTCTAGACCTACCTTTTTCTCTTTATCTTCCATATGCATTTTTATTCTACATCTTTTACATATATATTTAAATCTTCTTATATAGTTATATGAAAGCATTTCAACTCCACAAATACTACATTTAGGATAATATACTGTTTTTCCCATTGATACTTCATTACGCTTTATTTTTATATTATCTTCTACTGCTTCTTTATATCCCATTAAATACCACCTTTCGTATTTACCCTTAATTTTATAACAGATACAGAAGGCACTAAGGTTTGTGCTTTTCGGGAGCTACCCTATCCGTATCCTTTTTTACAACAATCATTATATCACATTTTTTTTGCACAATCTTGCTCTTTTTTGCCCAATTCATCAAATTTTTGTAAAGCTTCCCCATTTAGTCTGCAAGTCTTATAATAATTGTATCCTATTTCTGCTGATATTTGTTCTAGACCTAATCCTTTAATATATCTAAAATACAATATATTTCTGTATAAAGGTTCTATTAAGCCCAGTTGTTGTACTATTTCATTTTGTTTAGCTTGGTTTATGTAGAATATCTCTAGTAATTCATTAAACTTGTCCATTAAATCTTCTAGTGTATAATTAGGTTTATTTTGAGGTTTAGGCATTCCATCTATCACTTGTCCTAAGTTGTAAACTTTTTCTTTCATTTCTTCATATTTTTCTATTTGTTCGTCTAACCATTGTTGATTATATCTATAATTCTTTAAATCTTCTCTGTTCATTCGTTTCCTCCTTAAAAATTTCTCAGTTCTCGTCTGAGTTCTACAATAATACTATTTAGTTCGTCTTGCCATCCAGCCTCGTGAGTAGTCTGAAAGAATAAGAACGAGAATTTATTATATAAATCATTTATTCTTCTATATTTTTGTTCTCTTGTTTCTTTTTCTGGCATTGTTATTCCTCACTTTCTAGTAATTCTTGTAATCTCTTTTTTATATCTAAAGATTTTGTGTTCATTGCTCTTAATCTTACTATTTGATAATCATTTTTTCGATAACTTGCATAAATATTTGTATTTTTTGATATTATTTCTTTAGTCTTTTTTATATCATAATCAATTCTGTCTATTATGTCTTTTAATTTTGATTTTGGAATATATCTATTATAAATCTCTAATGCAATTTTCTTTGAATACAATTTATAATTTAATTCTTCATTCTCTTTCTTTAAGCTGTTCACTTCTGCATTTAGCTGTTCATTCTCTTTTAATACTCTTTTATAATCTGATAAAATATTATCAAATGAATTTTCCAAATCTAAATATTCGCTATATGGTAATCCGTATTCAATATATTCCTTTACATCTTCTATTCGTTGTTTTATTTTTGTTATATCTTCTTCTCTACTATTTTCTTTCACTTAAAACACCTCCTTCTTGATTTATTAATATGTCTCTATCAACTACAATTCTATCTGCCATACTAAATATATATCTTATTGGCTTTATGCGGTCTTTACTTAATATATTTATTAAATCATCTTTAAAACTAACTTCTTTACAAGTACCATCTTTAAACCACACTAAAAATTCGTTTTCATTTTGAGCCTCAATAATTTCTTTATTAAATTCTGTTTTTAGTCTTCTGAGTTTTATTGTTTGAATTATTTTTTTCATATTTTATTTACTCCTCTCTAATATATATATTTTAATGAAGTCCCTTCTCTTAATAACGAGCCTATATAATTTGCATCTGATATTTTAAATTTATTTGCTTGATTATGCTCTGATGTAAATATATAATCAGCTTCAAAAGTTACTTCATTATTTTCACAATTTACTCTTGAATATAATGAAAATTCCTTTAAATATAATTCTTTATATTTTATAATACAATAATTATATTTAGGCTCTCTATCTTCACAGATTTTATTTTCGTCCATATCTTATTTACTCCTCTCTTAAATCATATTGTTCTATATTTTCTAAAGCTTCCTCAAAATTATATCCTAAACAAGGGTCAAAATAACTTTCCTCTTCATCACCACTACAAAAAGCCCAACCACCTTCGTACCCGCTCATTTCAGTACCAGACTTTATAGTTTCATACCACGCTTCTACATTTTTATGTCCTAATTTTTCTAGCTCTTTTTTTAATTTTTTAGCTTTAGGTGTATTATTCACTTTTTTGTCTGTATATCTTCCCATATCTTATTTACTCCTTTCTAATATAATTTCTTTTACTTTACTTAATTCTTTGTTAGTCCTCTCTTTCCATTTGTGTACGCAATTTAACTAAATATGGATATACCCAACTACAAGGTATCATTGTTATTCCATAAGCATATTCTCCTATTCCTATTTCTTCTCTTGTTGATAAATTGTGTTCTCTTAAATAATCATCACTTAAATCACGATTACCCATTTTATTTTCCATTTCTTCCAAAAAATAATCTAATTCGTTTTTCATTTCTTCGTCACTCATTCTTTTCCTCCTCATATAATAATGGTTTTCCATCTGCATCTACTAATAAGGTTATTCCTCCACCTTTATATTCAGTTTTAACTAAATACATAACTTTTGTTTTTTTGTCATAATAAATATTAAAACCAGGTTCGCTACTAACAAGTGCAAATCTGTTTTCCCCTGCTGCCATTACTTTGTTTTCTTTTATAGCGTCAAACAGAGGTCCTATAAGCAATATTCCCAACATAATTAACAAACTTATTATTAATCTTATTGTACTTCTATTCATTCTTTGTTCTCCTCCTACTTTATTTTAATAAAAATACATGTTTACTCTATGCTTGTAACAATGTTTAAGCATATTTAACCATAATTGATGCATATCGTAATAATTCATTTCTATATAATTGTGTCCTTGCATTTCTACCTTTAAATCTTTCATTGCATCATATATTTTTTTACATTCTTTAGGTGTTAATTTTCCATCACAGTCACTATGCCATAAAAATATATCTAAATCATCATTACATAAATTATTCCATTCTTTGATTTCTTCTGGTTGCAATTCATCTTTGAATGTTTTTTTGTATAATTCTCCTAACCTTTCGTTATAAGCACTTGCAACATTTTTTCTATATAAGTTAAAAGTTATATATCCACAATGGTAAGTATCTTTTCTTTCTAAACCTTTTACACTTATATCTAATCCCATTGTTTCCCTCCTACTTTATAGCAATTAGCCTCAAACTGCTCTCTTGCTAGTATTTCCTTTATGTCTTGCTCTCTCAAGGTTATTAAACTATCATCAAGGTTATAATCATTGCAATATATTTTATCGTCCTTTACAAAAGCTACTTCATATTTATTGTATTTATCTTTTACTATATCTCCAACTTCTATTAAATCTATTAGTTGTTTACTGTGTTTTACTATATTTTTTATGTCAAACCATTTTAAATTTTCTAAATGTACTGTATTTTCTATCATTCCATATAAGGCATCTACTTTATCTATAACTCCATTTTTTGTTCTTACATATTCATTTACACTAATTTTATCTTCCATAAAACCTCCTATTGTTGTAGAGCATCTATAAGCTCTATCTGTTGCTCTACTTTGTTCGTTAATTCATTTATTTTATTGCTCTTCAATTCGTTGTCTGCACTTATGTACACATCATATACTGCTAATATCAGTATAAATAGCGCTATTACTATTACATCTATAATATCTTTTTTGTTCATAGTTCTAACTCCTCCATTTCTTTTCGTAGTTCTCGTTTTTCCCTAGCCCTGCGTTGTTTTGTTGTTTCTCGATTTCTTTCTAACGGTATTGTTATAAAGTCGCTCATATCAAACTCAATTTCTTTTGCTTGCTGTACTCCTGCAGTTGTTATTACAGCCATTGTCATCTTGTATTGTTGAAAGGCTTTATTCATTTCTGCTTGCTTTTCTGGATTCTGCTTGTGAAACCACGCATGATTTTCTGTTGATAACAATGCTCCATTTTCAACCGTAGCTTTTCCTCCATCTTTTCTCATTTTTATATGATGATATGTAAGCTGTTTCATTCGTTTAAATTGCCCTTTTCCTGTATATCTTTGTTGCTTTTCCTCTCTTAAATGTAATTTTTCTATAAAACATTCTTTGCCGTATAATCTTTCTAGCTCTTGTCTAGCACTTTTATTTTTGCTCATACTTTGGTGGTCGCCCCCTTTTATTTCTCTTTTCAACTGATTTTAACTCATCTCTACTGAAGCATTCTTTGTATCCGATGCAACATTTCTTTATACAAATAAATGTTATCGTTACATTGCTGTACAAATATGTATTCGTGTCCGTTCTCTGCTAATTATTTTTGGTATTCGCATATTACACCTCTTCTAGTTCTACTATTACTTTGCTCGTAT